AGATCAGCGCATCTTCTAACGAGGTCTCATTCAAGTCAGCCATTGACGTTGCACGGTTCGCAGCAGTGCCGCCACCCGCGAGCGGGTGAGCCGTGTTGATCAACGATACGCCGTCACCACCAGTGAAGCTGGATGAGAACGCATTGTTCAATACGTCTGCACCTTTCACTTCTTTGGTGTTAGCCATAGATCGGGCCAAAGCCTTCACATATCGCTTGCCCAGCGAGTCATACAAATTATCTTCTACCGCTTCATCCGTCCATAAGTCATTGATTCCAATGACTTTTTTGTTCAGATCGATTCGCTACTCTCGACCCCGTGTCCCTCTCGGGTCACTGCTGCATGTCACCATGCAGATCAGACTATATCTTCAACCGTTCTGGTTGGATGGCGCTTCCACTCGCTTGAGTGTACTCCCTTTCGGGATAGTCGTTGCACCTTCCTCTTTCGAGGCTTGGCTCAGGATTGTCTCTTGTGAGATGTTCCCTGAATTCACCATCTTATGTCCTGCGTATTCCTACGCAGCGCACCCACGGATATTATTAAGTGCGAATGCTAACGCGACCGTATCGTGCGTATAGCGAGCGGTAAATGACTCTGTGGCATTGTCAAACGCCACGCCTTGACCTTCGGTCTTAGTAGGCGCACCACCGAAACCAGTGATAAGCACCTCTTCCTCGAAAGCTCTTTGCGAATCTTCTATTGCGAAGATTTCCTCGTACTCGCGGTCATAAGTGTCGTAAGACATGCCGAAAAGCGAGTTTAGACCCGGCTCTAGCTCTTTAGCGAGCTGTGCTCTAGAAATAGCCATTGTTCAGCTCCTTATGCCAAGCCAGCGCCTTTGACGCCGAAGATTGAGTTTTGAATGACCACAAGCACGTTAGTGTTCGCCGATGCAACGTCGTCGTTGTTCGGATCTTGTGAAATGTCAATCGCCTTGATTGGGAGGTTCGTGTTCGTAGCTCCCGTGGTCACGTCAAGCTCAGCACCAGAAATGCCGGTTTGAGTGCTGCCACTGCTGGTGTACACAATATCAAAGTTGCCAAAAAGATCAGCAACAGGGAACGTGTCATCAGCTTGTACTTCATAAACCACATTCGGATCGTCAACGATGAATGCGATTATGTCTGAAGCGTTAGTGCTTGCGGGGTAAAAGTTTTGAAAAACTTGCTCACCCGTGGTCGGGTCAGTGAACTGACAACCGTTGAAAACACCCACAATAGGCACCGTGCCGCCGTCCGCGTGAACTTCGACAGTACCACCAGTTACCTGAGCGACCATGTCGCCTTGGAAAATGGAGGTTCCGTAGTTCGCCGCGATGCGATATCGACTTGTGCCGCCAGAATAGGGTGCGCCGCCAATCATTCTGACGGGCTTCATGCCAAATGCAGCGTCTTTATTCGCCATTTGAGATCACCTTTTATCTGCGTCCAAAAGTTACGTTGGTGTCTCGCTGCGGATCGTATTTAACATAACGGCTGTCACCACGGGTTTCATTGAACATGGTATTGTCCAGTGCATCCTTGGCCTCTTGAGTTTTCCCTGCGTAATACGCACGTCTTTCTTCTACCGTTTCGTTTGGAATCTTAGCGAGCAACAACCCTTCGTTGTAAACCACGCCTTCGTTTCGTCCACTGTCCATGGTGGGCAAAGACCGCCACTCAGGTGGCAAGTCGGTTCCTCTTACAAGTTCCCAACCCTCACGCAAACGCCTTGATACGTTGGCGCGATCCTCTTGACCTAACATCGATTCACGAATCCACCTATAGGTGTACCCCTCTGGTGGCGTCGGAGTTTCCAGTGAGCGAACTGGTCGCCATGGTTTTCTGCGAGTCTGATTATCGTGGGACTGCGAGTCACGGGATGAACGTGCGCTTGCTTTGGTTTCTGCCATGTTAACTTGCCTCTCTTGCTAGAATTTTCTTCTTCTCTGCGGCTACACGCTGCATCCATGCCTCTTCAGACATGTTGTGCGGCTTCAAGCCTCGGAGACGCTCTATTTCTGACTTAGAAAAGCTCACGCCATTCTTTTTGCCTTGTGTTTTCGACCGACCCCCTTGGGAGGCGGAAGCGACTCTTTGCACAGCGGGTCTTGCTTCACTTTGAACGGTCTGAGATCCACTTTGTGCGGATTTGGTGTGAGGATAAACCGTACCTACACGGCTGTCCAACTCCTCGTAGTACTCATCTGAGCCAACATCATAGCCCTCGTTGGCTAGGTTGTAGTGAACATAATAGGCGTACTGAGTTGCCTTCATGTCATCTGCGTCGTCCTTGTTTGCATACCAAGGGTTGCGCTCATGCCAAGCCAAGGCATCTTCTGTTGGTTCAACCTCTTGTTCTACCTGCTGCGCCTGCTCTGGCTGCTGATAGACATGCTGCTCATTTCCTTGCGAGACGTATTCTTGCTCTTGTGTTGCAGCTTGCTGTCTTGCCTTTGCGACTCTCAGCTTTTCTTTCTGGATCGATATGTCGCTTTGCAGTTTCGCTGCCTTTGTAATCAGGTCTGCATCACCGCTCTCAACCGCCTTGCGATATACATCGTCAATCTGCGCTTCTTTGCTGGTAATTGCTTCTTCTTCCTTGGCAAGCACTTGATTGGATTGCTGCTGGGAATACTGACGATACTGTTGTAACTCTGCCTCTTTTTGCAGAGCAATCTGCTCAAGCTGCTGCGCTCTTTGCTCGGCTTCTCTTGCCTTGGCGTTAAGCTTGTTGATTCGCTTCGAGACAGACTTGGTATAGTTTTCAAGCTCATCTTCCCCACCAGCTTGCGCTTGCGGCTCTACAGGGTCTTCTGTCACCTGTATCTCAAGCTGCTCTTCCATGGTCTCTTGAGTTTGTTCTGCGTTTTGGTTCTCAATCATGTGAAACTCACTATGTCGTCAGGATTCAGTATGGTGCCTATTACTTCGTCGTCGTTGATTATTCGCACTTCACCGCCGTCCTCGAGCTTGAACCGAGAACCAGCGTAGCGACCGATGAGCACCCATTGTTTTTCTTGACACCAAGGTGTGTCGCCAAACTTTTCGGTGTCGCCGTAACAGAGCGGCCCCATTTTCACGACGTAAGCGACGACCGTCGCAAGAGCCTCTCGGTCTACAGTTTCTTTCAATAAGTGAATGCCTCCATCGCTTTGTGCTTTACCCTTGTAAGGTAAAACCAACATGCGCCAGCCACTCGGGTCAGGCATTCGTTCAAGCGCGGACTTGTCAAGAAGAGTTGGGTCGAGTACGACTTCGCTGCTCGGAACGTAAGCAGCCTCGGTGGTTGGTGTTGTCAATTTAGATTTCCTTGTAAAAATCTCTGATCGTTTCTTCCACCAAGTTTATAATAGTTAGCTCTCCCTGCAAACTTTTGTAGTGCTCTATATCTTTCAACATTCCGTCCATGAGCACTTCACTAATTAGCTCACGCCGCTCTTGCAAGATGCGCTTGAGGCGTGAGCCGAGATCAATATCGTCCACTAATTTCGCTCGTGAAAGTCATAGCCGCGAGTAGCTGCACCAAAACCGCGAGCCTTGATGACACGATACGGGCCACCCATTGTGCGACGCACGGGATCAGGTGATGTCGGGGTGGTTTTAATAGTTTTGGTCGGTGTTTCGACCTTTTCGATTTTGCTCATGTCTTTCATCAGTCGTCCTTTTTCTTGCGGGGGGCTTTCTTCGGGGGTGTTTTTTTCGCTTTCGCTTTTTTCGGTGCTGGCTTTTTCGGCTCTGGCTCAGCAACTACTTCAGGTTCGGTCACAGGCTCCGGTTCGGCCTTGACGACCGCTGCCATCGGGGGTGGTGGCTCTGTGCCATTGATTTTGGCGAGCTTGGTCGCGATGCGATGGTCGCTCACAGCTTTTTTCTGTTCGGCGTTTGCTTCTGCTTGCAGAGCCATTTTCGCCTCAATATCGCGAATCAACCGCTTTTGTTCCTTCAGAGCGATGATCTGCTCCCTGACGGTTGAGTTCGAAGAGGTAAATTTTGCAGCCATTATCGGCCTCCTTTGTTTTCCATATCAAGCAGCTTCAACTCCGCTTGTTGCTCTAGCCGACGAATTGCTACATCGAGCTTGTCGTCTGCAACCGCCTTCTGAGTATCAATGCGTTGCTTGGATATTTCTGTTTCGAGCAGCTTCTCTTTCTTT